GTATCAATCGCTTCGTCACTGTACTCGAAGAGTTCACACTGACATTCCCATACAAAGTTTCTACCTAACTGATAGAATGGTCTTTCTACTTCTACAAATTGTATTTCAAATAAATGTTTAGTTATAGGAAACCATATTAGATCCCCTTCGTTTGGTCGTCCTTCGACATTAAGTGTTGTAGAGTCGTCCACTTTTTCTTTAAACTTTTCGCGGGAGAATATAAACGTCGTTTTATCTTCGATGCGTACTCCAAATTTGCTAAGTAACTCGCCTTGTCCTTCCCATCCTTCGACATTATTGACGTAGGCTCTGATTGGTTTAGCTGATTCAAACTTTCCGTCAGAATCTTCTCCGAAAACTGTGTCGCGGTTGACAATAGTTCTCGGAACATAATATATGTCTTGACCATAGATTTCAATGCTTTCTACTACTAGGTTTTCAATGAACTTTTGCTCTTGTGCAGAACCGTTTGCTTTAAAACGTGCACTATGAGAATAGTCAGACTGTACGTAATCTTGTGCAGGTGTGTTTGAGATAGCCATTTAATTACCCCACTATATCCATAGGTGGAATTTCGTAACGATCACGAAGTTCTTCCTCAAGATCTTTTTTAAAGGTTGATCCATCTTCTAGGATCTGTCTACCATTTAAGGTAACACCACCTAGCATTTGAATCCCATCATACTTACTTAAGTTCCTACCCCACTGTTGTTGGAATAGTGCTTCAACGTAATCCTTTAACCAGTTATCATTATACATTCCTGTATATGTATCTGGATCTTGCCTCATTGTGCAGTCTACTAGTATGTAGTCACCAACTTCAAAGTCACTCCAATCCATATCAAGATATAATCTACCTTGATGTTCGTTCCATTTTACTCTACGATTTGCCTGTGAGTTAGTAATCCAATCAAGAGTTTCAAGATATTGTGAGGTTAAGAAGTAGTGTAAAATATGTCCATGCGTCATAGCATAGATGTCATTTAAGAATATCTGATATTTAATATTAAAAATATTACCTGGTACTATACTAGATGCACCAATACTTGTATATACATGATTGATACCTAATGTGCCAGGTGCAGTATCAACATAATTATTAATTCCATACCATGCACTAGAACCTTCTTGAGAGTATGCTTGTGCATTATTTTTTATTGCTTCGGTTACTTCTATTCTAAGAAATGCTTTATAACTTCCGTTATAATGATATTCTTGGTAGTAATCAATAGCTTCTTCTACTAAGTCATCTAACTGCTCAGTAGCGACGTTTATGTCAATCGTAGGATAACCTAATCTACGAAGGGCATAGTTTTTTAATTCAGTTTTACTTGCGGGTCTAGTAGCAGACATTTTTTATTATCCGAATGAATTAATAGTCAAGTTAGTAACATCATTAGCACCAACGGTTTCTCCAACTTTGAAGAATCCATCTACATTATCAACAGTAACAGAACTGCTATCCATAGCAGTAATAGTTCCAACAGTTCCACTAGTTGCTCCTGTTAGAGTTGCACCGACTTCCATCGCTGTGATGTCAGCGAGTGAGAATGTTGCATCTGTGAATACAGTAGCAATATTGATAGAACCATCAACAAATACACTTGCAACATCAAAGGTTGCATCATTGCCAAATACAGCAGATATAGGAATTGTACAACCATTACCATGTATTTCTGACACAGTAAATTGAGCAGTTCCACTACCCCCTGCAATAGTTATAACTTCAGATGCTGCATAACCAGATCCATCATCATTGATTGTAACAGCAGTTATTGCTCCATTTTCATCAACTGTAGTATCAACTGTTAGACCAGTTCCTGATCCAGCTGAAGTTGTTGCAACTCCAGTTCCTGCTGAGTATCCAGTTCCTGCTGTTGTAATAGAACCAAGAGTCTTAGCACCTGATCCATTAGCATTTACAATAGTAACAACGTCAGATGCTGCATAACCAGATCCATCTGCATTGATTGCAACACCAGTAACTACTCCTGCTGATGTAGTGAGATCAACTGTTAATCCAGTTCCACCTCCTCCAACAACTGCGATACCAGTTCCATCAGCATATCCTGTTCCTGCAGTAGCAATAGATCCTAGTGTTTGTACTCCACCACCATTAGGGTTGGTTATGGTAATGGTGTCATCAACAGCATATCCTGTTCCTGCAGCGTTCACTGTAACTCCAGTTACTTGACCACCTGATGTAGTAACATCAACTGTCAAACCGCTTCCCCCACCACCAGTCGTTGCAAGTCCAGTTCCGTCAATATAACCAGTTCCAACGACAAGAGTATCTGTTGTAGCTACTCCACCTGCATTAGGATTTGTAAGTGTAATTGTTTCACCATTTGCATAACCAGTTCCTGCAGCGTTCACTGTAAGGTTTGTGAGTGCTCCAGATGCATCTACTGTAGTATCAAGAGTTAATCCTGTTCCTGATCCACCAGTTGTTGCAACAGCAGTTGCATTACTGAATCCACCAGTTCCAGTTACCAATGATCCAAGGTTCAATGTAGCAACACCACCTGCATTAGCATTTGTGATTGTTAAAGTATCTCCAATTAAGTAATCTGTTCCACCTTGGTTTAAGGCAACAGCAGTAATTGCACCATCAACTACAGTTGTATCAACTGTTAATCCAGTTCCAGTTGCTGATCCAGAAGTTGCAACGTCAGTTCCTGCAGTAAATCCTCCAAGACCACTTGCTGTAATAGATCCAAGAGATACAACAGCACCAGGTGTTGGATCTCCTGATAGATTAAGTTTCAATGTAGTTGTAGTAGCAAGATTATTCAACATTGCTTGTAACTGTGCAAACGCATTATCAAGTTTGTTTTGTACTCTTGTTTCTGTGTAGTATAGATTTGAAGCACCTTCTGATAAACTATCAGTATCATGGTTGTTAAGGTTTGTTGCCTGTGTTGCAGTAGCAGGAGTAATATCAGCAGTTCCGTCAAAGGTTGTGCCACCGATAGTTCTTGCAGTCTGTAAGGCAGTTGCAGTATCAGCATTACCTGTTAGGTCACCAGTTACGTTAGCACTAATAGCATTTGCAACATTGATAGTATCAACATATAGATATGCCCATCTATTTGTGCCAGATCCTAGATTCCAAGTAGAACCTGTGACAGGAATGAATGTTTTTGCAGTAGATGAATTATTAGTTAAGTTACCACCTAGATCACCAGTAAGAGTAGTAAATGTTCCTGTAACTCCATTTACTGTATTAATATATCCATATGCCCATTTATTTGTGCTAGATCCTAGATTCCAAGTGTTGTCTTGAACAGGAATAAATGTCTTGGCAGTAGATGAGTTATTAGTTAAGTTACCACCTAGATCACCATTAATACTATCAATAGTTGCAGAAGTACCAACAAAACTATTCGAGTAAGTATATGCCCATCTGTTTGTAGTTGATCCTAGATTCCAAGTAGAATTAGCAGCAGGAACTATAGTTTTTGCAGTAGATGAGTTATTAGTTAAGTTACCACCTAGATCACCATTTACTTGACCAATATTTGCAGTATCACCAACAAAGGTATCTGCATAAGCATATGCATATCTGCTTGCAGTTGATCCTAAATTCCAATTACTATCTTGATCAGGAATTATTTGTCTACTTGAGGTAGAATTAGCAACTAAGTTACCACTTAGATTACCATTTACTTGATCAATAGTTGCAGAAGTAGCAACAATGCTATCTCCATAAATGTATGCATATCTGTTTGTGGTAGTTCCTATATTCCAAGTGCTATCAGCAGCAGGAATTATATTTTTAGTTGAGGAATTTGATGCAACTAAGTTACCACTTAGATTACCATTTACCTGATCAATATTTCCAGAAGTTCCTGTGAAAGTATCTGCATACACATATGCCCATCTATTTGAAGTATGTCCTAGATTCCAAGTAGAGTTAGCAGCAGGAACTACTGTTTTTGCAGTACTAGAAGATGCAACTAAATTACCAGTTAGATCACCATTTACATCTACTTGTGCTGTAGTTCCAATAAAGTTATCTGCATAAACATATGAGTATCTGTTAGTAGTA